ATCTTCCGAGTCCAAAAGAATAACAGAAATACCATTATTGATTGCGTATTTTATCAAATTACCGGAAACAAAATACGATTTACCAGACCCGGATTCCCCGGCGAAAACCGACACTTTGCCATCCAGCGGAATACCTTTGAAGAAATCACCACTAATGCGGTAATTAAGAACGAAGTTCCCGGTATCCAGCCAGGTTTTGGGATCATGAAATCCCTCAATGATGTCCAACTTTTTGGTAATTTCTTTTCTGAATTTAGAAAAATCTAAAGGTTTCATTAAGACCTCAAATATAATTGATAATTATAGTGAAATATATTCAAAAGGAAAACGGGGACCATTCGGTCCCCGTTTCAAGATCAACCGAAATTACTGGTTGCCACCACGCTGTTTAATGCGGTTCAAAATGTCTTCGGTATTTGAACGCTGGGTCGCAGCGGCCATTGCGGCGTCTGATGTGGACGCTTGGGCCGTGCTGTTGTTACCTACAGGTGATACCTGTTCAACAGTTGCCTGTTGTGCCTCGTTCACCACCGGATTATGCTGTTGGGCATACGCATTACTTGGGTTACCAAATGCTGCCTGGGTTGTTCCGTGCCCGACTGGCTGTGCCCGAAGGGGAGCGGAACTCGCGCCACCACCAGAACTGTTATTCGTTTTTGACGGATACGCACGATAATACTGACCAAACGAATCATAATCGAACGGTTTACCAGCAAAGGAATCTTCAAACATCTGTTTGATTGCATCCATTTCAGTGCTGTCCGGGCGACGACCGAGATATTCACTAAGATCGTTAAGCCCATATTGATCAATTGCGCTGGTTTCGGTATCAGTCAATGAGCGGGTTTCAAATGACCACTGACTGGTGTATTTCGCATGCTTGCCGTTGTTGCCTTTCATGATATTAAAATCACGGCCACCCATGTAATCAATCGGGAAGTGTTTAAATTCCGGGTTGATCAGTGAGTTTTCGATGACTTCGTAAATCATTTTACCGATGACAAATCGGCGGATCGGATTTTCCGGTGCATTTTCTTCAACCATTGCAGATGACGTAACAAAGCCCTGGAAAATGTAACTTTTCTTTTTCCAATATCGGCGGGCAATTGCTTCATCTTCTGGCCCACCATCCCAAAGATGTTTTGTGGCAGCAATGATCGGGCAACGCATGTTGTTGAACATATCCACACACGGAACCGTCACCTCAACCTCTTTGTCAGTTGGGTAATCCCCACCAACAACACCGGCAAACGGCATTTTAATGGTTTCGCGATTTACCCAAAAGAAGGTATTATCTGGATTGGCATCAGGAAGGAAACGAACCGAGAGGGTTGAACCGGTGGGAATGTTCCAGAATGGATACATTGCATTATCACCAGTTGACTTTGATTTGGAATCACCTGTATTTTTCTGTTTTGCTTTTGCTGCGAGTAGTTTTTCTTTAATTGCTGTAAGTTTATCAGTCATGTTAATGTTGCCTATAATTTTGCTGTTTTGATGTTGTTCATTTGTTAATGACGGGTGAGTTTTCCCCACCAGACATTTTATTTATCTTCGTTAAACAAAGATACCAGTTCTCTGTCATAACAAAGCATCGTAGACTATGAATTTGCAGTTAATATCAACAATCACGCTGTATTGATTAAAGTAAAAGCCAAATAAAAATCACTTATTCCGTCTCGATGAATTTGAAATTACTTCATCTAACCGACAAAGGTCAATATTTTTGAAAAATATTCCTGTAACCTATTGTTTTTAAAAAGCTAAACGTGATTTTATATAAAAATAAAATGGTGCCCCGGTATTAAAAATGAAAAATATCCATGTTGGACACAAAATATCCGTATCAGGATGGATCGAATGTGAACACGCGTGATTAGCCGTTTTAATCGCCGTAGGGAGGGTGTTGATGAATTTGGCTAGGGTGGGTGCTATTTTTATGTAATGCCGCTGTGTGCCCAAAAAAACAGGGTTGGTGTTGATGTTTTAGTGCGATGAACGGTATGAATGACAAATAAAAACGGCAGGGTGTTTTGGTCCTGCCGTTTTTCATTCTGTTATCAATTTTTTAACGCGGGATGATACGTCCATTTAACCCGGAAAGTGATCGAATCCGATCAACATACCCGTTATCATGCGTGACCTCGACTTCTGATTTCAAATCAGTATCAGGGTTTTCTTCCCGTGGCAGTAAAATATCTTCGCGGGATAATTCGGCTTCGTCCAGGTCATCGGTATCAATGCTATCCACTGAACCGGCATCAGCATCCGTATCATATACAGTATACCCCATTTCACCCAATTCGGTTGCAATCGCATCCCACATCATATCACCATAATACGTGGTTGTTCTGCTATCAACCATTACCCCACGATCTTCGAATTTTATAGATAGATATGATTGCAGCATCCCCATCACATATGTTTTGGTAATTTCATCGCTACTATCAGAATCGACCCATTCGATACCGGTATCATTTAAAAATTCCGATACATCAAAATCCGAAATAATTTCATCGCCGATCCGGTAAATTTCATCTTCATCAAACCCATCTGTGGGATTGCCCCGCGCCGCACCCATCCGGGAATGCCATTCTGCTGCGTTTTTCATGGGTAAATTTACCTCATTTATAATTCTACCAATCGATGACATCCATTCATCGAACTCGCGCACGACTTCTTTGCGCGGTAAATTAGTATCCATACCAATACCCGATAGTTTAAGTGCATGCAATGCAATGCTACGCAGTAACCGTAGTTTCTGTTCATCACGAACCGTTTCAATATTATCGCGAACGTATGATAACAGATTAAGCATTGAGTCATTTTTAACTTTAGGGATAACTGCACCCAGTTTAAACAGCATTTCACCTGTTTTATCGACGAAACTTGGGGATGACCCGTTTTCTGGCTGACCTAGTAATTCCAATTTACCATTCTTGAAATTGTCCCATGCCTGCGCATCAACATCTTTTCCAAGAATATTAATTGTGTTTGTTTTCGGTGCAAAATCAACATCTTCTGCCACAGTTCGACAAACAGTTTCAAGAATATTAGTGTCAGTAATGAGATTTGAAAGAGTTTCATTGACAATCGCAGAAATATTTTCAGGAATAGTAAAGGTTTCTTCACCTTCGGTTAACGCGGTTACTTCTTCCTTGATTTTTTCGGCTTCATCATCATAACTGGTGCCCCGTGCAATACGCGAAAATTGGTTTCGCATGTTTTTCATCTTGCATCGGCAAGATTCGCGAATATCCATTGCCGCTACTGGTAATGAAGAACGATTACCATATACCGTCCTCGCACATGTCGCCAGGCTAGAATAATCACTTGCCATGCGTAAAATCTGCTTACCAACCGCATCCGCAAAATCCCCACCCTGACTAATATGCTGCGTCATTGCGCGGGCCGATCCCAAATTATTTTCAGGAAAAAGCATTCTCTCACCAATTGAATTTTCGATGAAAATCTGATCAATGTTGCGGGACCGGGAACCGATCACGTCTTCGTTTACTTTTGCAGTATGACGAACAATCATTTTCGCATTTTCTAACTTTAGATAAGAACTGCGAGATGTTCCATACATGCCTTCAACTAATTTCATATTATTATTCCTATTTTCGATGACCGAATGTTTGGTCGCAAACTGCTTTGGGGTTAATTCGTGGCCGTATCGTTTAACTTCACTTAATATATTATATTTTGTGGCAATAGTTCTAATTGTGTTGATAAATCCTTCAACATCTTTGATATTTGTCGATTTACTTAAATGCACACGGATACGGCTATCATCACCATCATCAATGATCGACACCAGCATATTTTCTGGCTTGGCAAACATCCGACGGGCATCATCCGGTTCATATACTTGGTTACCATCCTCGTCATATAGCATTACCGTGTAATCATATGCGCGCAGCGTTCTAAATACCTCGCTCGCGGTCTCACCAAAATCAATCACAATTTGTTCTCCACATTTCTTGGTTTTATTTATCAAGTTATCTCTTTGACATTCCCGGCTAATATGATATGAATTATTGTATCACTTTGTTTTTTGAGTTTATGTCATGTCATTTATTTTAACTGAAACATTGGTTTGTCGGTCACTGAACAGTTTCGTTGAATATTTGTGTAATACCAAATTTACCACAGAAATGTATCCAATCCAATGGGATACCAACCATGGTAAACAAGTTTCGTATCTCGTGAATATTCTTAAGAAAATGGAAATGACAGCAATTATGCGGACAAAACGCTTTTTGCTTATCTCATACCAGCGGGGAAGTCGAGCCAAGTGGCAGGAAAAACCAAATCCATCATTTACAGAAACGTATTGCACGTTTCATGAACATCGCCCTAATATGTCGGTTTCATTATTCAACAATATTGGTAATATGATTTTTTCTATTTTAGAAAACCCATATTTCGGTGATGTTATCATCGATCTTAAAGAGGCGAAATCCTATAGCGTTCAAAATTTTTTCAGTAAATCAACGAATAAGACAATCCAGGTCGCCATCGATCATGCAAAACAAAATTTCAATGACAAACTTAATGCAGAATTGATGTTTGCAATTAAAGTGGGTTGCAACGCCAATTTTTTCAGTAAAACATATAATCTTACGTTTCGTGCCATAATGGAAATCGGGTTTTCATTTTATAAAAGCAATGTTAACCCGAAAAATTTCAAATATATCGTCTATGTCGCAAGTGATACTAATGAATTTCAAAATTATATTTCATTATATGTAAATAAACGTCAGTTTAAACAAAATGTTTTGTTGTTAGCAATACCCGATTATAATGAACTGTTATTATTTTATCTAGCACATAGTGACAAAAATATCAGAGCAATTGATATTACAATCGGGTTAGACTAATAATCAAAACAAAAAAATACCCCCGTTTTATCGGGGGATATTTTTATTCATCATCTGATGATGCAGGGTATTGAGTTAAAACCGTTTCAATCATGTCGTGAAACATGATCATGTTTCCGAGCAGGGCTTGCGGCGAAAATCCCGAAAGCATATCACGCGGGATCATTGCTGAAATACGGTTCAAAACCGCACGATATTCAGCCGCTTCCTGTTCAGCCGGAGAAAGTGTGTCCGTGTCGTCAACAATTTCCCAATCAGTTTCAACGATTGGACACGTGTTATACCAAACACATTCCCCGTTAGGGCCACCCATCCCCACGATGTGGGTATAGATTTCGTCACCCATCTTTTTTAATGTCGGTTTAGAAACGTAACGTTTTCCTTCTACCGACAAATTGGTTTTGGTTTTCGAACCGGCACCGCGCACATGAATTTGGTAACACGGGCAATAATACAGCCCAGTCGGTTTATGCCGAATGCGCCACATGGTTTATTCCCCAGCAAGAAGTTGTGAGACGCGTTCAAACGCACGTTGGTCAGGGTCATCCGTTCCCTTGGTCGTTTTGATGGCAATGGTGCCAATCACTGGCAAAAGGGCAGTCAATGCGGATTTTGATTTTTTCCAAACCGCGTCAACGTTTTCTTGATCGATGATGATCGATGTTGATGGTTCTTGCTTCAAAAACAAATCCTGCGGCAAAAAGGGATTGTCCAGCAACGTTTTTGAAATTTTTTCGAGCAATTTTTCATTTGTTGCATATTTTGGGTTGATCAGATACGTGGTCACGCCCTTATCAACCGTTGTCGTCCCTACGCGATATTTTTTCAGAACCTTTGCATCATCGCCGGAAATTGCCGAATTTTTCGGCTTCATTTTGAACATGCATGTTGCCGACACATCGCCGTCAATTCCTTCGAAACTTTTCGGGCGGGCCTTCGATGCCGTTACCGATTCAACAAAACAATTCAAAATTTCGTCTTTTGTCTTGTTTTCCTGATCTGCCTTGATTTTGTTCAGGTATCCGATCACACTGTTGATAGCAGAAATGATTTCAATACCATTAATATCGACGACCGGCATACTTTCTTTCTTCTTCTTACTTTCGGTCGGGATCGTTTCAGCATTTTTGAAAATATTCATCATAATCCCCAATGTGTATTTCATTTCGTGAAGTTCAAAATAAACGCTACTAATAAAATTGTCAACATGTTTTTACACCAAAAATGGCATTGGATCAGAATCAAATACTTCATCATCCGAAATGTGTTCAAGCATTTCTTGCATGTCAATTTGATTTGATATTGATTCTAGCATGCGAACGATCAGCAAGGTCGCGCTCACCAAGTCATCATGCTCACCCGGCTTCGCAGAAAATGATGATTCTTTACGAACATAATTTTTCAATTCACGCAGCAATTGCCGAGAATTAATTTTCATACGATCACTTTCAACCAAACTTTTCAACCGGGCACACGATGATAATTTCTTTTTATTTGTTGTATTCAACCCTTTGCGAACACGGCGAGTTTGACCTCTACGTTTCTTCTCGTTTACCATGATCCCAGGGAATCGTTCAATACCAGTGTCCTCGATGACCAATAACACCGCCTCGCCTATCGAGTTGTTTTCGATAGTCCAATAAATTTCCGGTTCAAAATCACCAATATGATGTAATTCCGATTCAATAAACATCAGGATTCGCATCAAGGTCAACACTTGATCACGCACTGGTGTGGTGTTATGTTGCCATTCGGCTACCTGCACCATGCCAGGCATTTCAAAAACTTGAATTGCCGCATTATCTCCTCCCGTTCCTAATGACGGATCAAGACTCACCATATACACTTTTCCCGGTTCCGGTTCCTTATACCAACGCACAGTCCCGGTATAAAATTCAGGTTCTCGATAATCAAGTCGCGACAAGCATAATGACGACACCAGCGTTTCATCATCAGAAATAAATTCACAGCAAAATTCCTGCCTAAATCGGGCTTCCCCTAATTGCTCTCGGTAAGGTCGCGCCCAGTCTTCATCCCGTTCGGGATGCTCCCACCATGGAATACAAACCGGATAAAACCCGTTTTTACCAACCCCGCCATCATTAATATTACCATATTCATCCGTATTATTAATCGCGCCTTTCCAAATTTGAGCGAACATATCCTCGTCCGATTTTGGTGTAGACGTGATAATGCATGATCCACCCGTTGAAAGTGTCGGTTGAATAGCGGTAAAAAATTCAGTCTGTTTATTTGGTGGGACAAATGCAAATTCGTCCATGTAAAGTAATGTAATAGATAAACCACGACCCGCATCAGCAGATGTCGCACGACATGTAATTTTAGAATTATTGTCAAAAACAATAGTTCCTTTATTATATTCAGTGACGCCACATCTGATATAATCCGGGACGTTTTTATATGCATACTTGATACGATCCATAATTTCGAGTGCTTGGCTTAACTTATTTGCCACAACAAGAATTGTCGTATCTTTAACAAACATAGCACGCCATAATAAGTATGCGGCAGCACACGTCGTATTATGAGACAATATACCATCGGTATAATACAAATGATTCATTTTATCATTTGGATCATCCGTGTTAACTTCAACGCAATACATATGGGTTCGGATATTTAATGATCGGGATGCAACTACTTCTTCTACACCATCTGATGTTTTAATTCGATCACCCGGCACCAAATCCATCATCCAGGCACAACTATGATCTTCCCGGATCACACGATGCTTATCCGCAGCATATAACGTCTTCGTGCTAGTCTTTAATTCCCATACTTCATACGGAACTGTGCGAAATGCCCGATGAACCGTCCCAAAATCACTCTTGAAATTATGCTCTTGAATATGTGTGAATTTTTTAACATCGTTCGCAGAAATTTCATTTTTATTTCTATGATCGTTGTCTAAAATCCATAATGCAGCTTTAATCAAAATAATTAATAGTCTATTAATCATAACCATTACAGTAGTTGTTTATGATATTTATGCATAAATGGCAGAAAATAAGGAAAAACTGAAATTCACATAAATATTAACAACGTTTATGTCGGGATAATCCAATGGAATTGTGTGAACTATTCAACAATAAAACCAAACTTACCGAGTTTATTGAAACTCGATCATTATATGACATAGCATATAACGAATTTTTGATTGCTATCCATAAATCAGCAACTTATGTAAAAAATAATAATGCTACCGACAGTTATTGGAAAGGAACAGTTCTTGATTTCATTCGAAATGCAGCAAATAAAACAATGGAATCAATTAATGAGAACTTTACTAACCATACCGTTACTATGTTAGTAAAAGTTGTTAAAAGTTCTTCTATTGCTTCTGGGGGGGCATTTTCTATCTATAGCGATAGCACTTCTGCAATTAATATAAACATACCAGCCTCTTTTTTTGACAATGGGGCAGATTGGTTTGTCAATTTAATTGAAAATGGTGGGGATATTACATTCGCTAAAAATGCAGCACGAGTGTTGACACATGAATACATTCACCTCATGCAGCAATTGCAAATAACAAATAATATTTCTGCAACATCCGAAGTCCCAAAATTTAAGCGTGCATTAAAAAGAATTGGTAGTCCTAAAAAAATGGATAAATGGAATTACGATTCTCTTAACCATATGAAAAATAACCCAACCGATTATTATACACCTGATGAACAACAGGATGCCAAGGCAACATTATATTTGTCTGGAAAAGATGAAGTGGATGCACATGCCTTAAATTCGGCACAAGAAATGATCGATGTTTTTGGATCAGCAACCAATGCACTAACTTATTTGACGCCAGGGAGATCGAAAGACCTGTTTAAAGAAATGAAAAATATACCACATCTTTACCAATTTCTGTTTTATGTGGGTCATAAATCCGCAACAAAATCATCAAAAAAACTGTTCTTTAAACGATTATATGCACACCTCAAACATTACCAAGATGCGGAACAACAAAATAATACCCCGGTGTAATTTCCGGGGTATTATCATTTACATCATGAAGCCGATGCACATGCCTAATATCTTATCTGGATTTGTTCTATAATCATCTTCCCAAACAACCATCACATCGTAACCCTTATCTTTTAATTCATCGAGTTTCTTTTTATCATATTCCCATTTTTCACTTGCTATAAATTGTCTTTTACCTTTAATTATATCAGTTGGTTTATAATATTTTGGGTTTGCGTGCCAATAATCCCCATTGAACTCAATAATTTTTTTAGATTGCTCACATAGACAATCAACTTTATAGATAGACGATCCTCGAATTGATCTTTCTTCTTTACCATATAATAATTTTTTATTTACAGATTTTTCTACTTCTTCAAATAAAGTAAACGACATTTTAGAATATCCACTATACATCCCTGATTTTTGTAGCGAATCTAACCATTTTTCCTGGCGTTGTGTAAACCGTTCTTGTCCTTCATCTTCGCCATACCGTTCGACAAATTTTTCCAACGTATTCGTTGTTTGTCGTTCCTTTACCAGTTTTATCGCATCATCTTCGGTATGACCTTTATTAATCCAATATTCTTTCTGATTAGGGCGAAGATGGTATGTTGGGTCTTTTTCTTTGCGTTCGCGCAATGTTTCCATAGCGCGGTCAATTCGATCTGTGTTTTCAGCATGCCATTTGGCAGAACAAGAAAACCCACAAAAGGCCGGGTATGACCATTTCATTTGTTGAAATTTCACTGATTTATGACATTGTTTACAAAATGGTTCGGCTCTTGCGGAACCATATTTTTCATCATTATGCAATTCATGCCATTCATCTGGCATATATTTTTCGCCATATTGTAAAAAATATTCTTCATTTGTCATGCCAAGGTCAGTAATAGACCTGGCAAGATATTTTCGGGCAGCAAACCAAGTTTTGATGATAGGATTGTAATATTTCTTTTCGGCAAAGTTATAACTGCCTTCGCGAAAATAATGACCCGGATGATGTTCTTCCCCATGCTTTCGAAAACCATCCGGGCCACCAGTTAACTGTTCTTTACAAAGATTGCATGTTACTTTTTGTCTTATTCGTGTAGTCATAGATTCTTTTCCCTAGGAAGTTCTATGACTATTTATCAAGTTGGAAACTGTTCTACGAATTGATTGTTATCGACAATAACTTTTTCTCTAAATAGTTTACGATCCGGTCTCTAATCCGCAGTTTTACAAGGTTTCCAATTTGTTCAACATCACCATCTTTTATTATACAAGTTTCATGTGTAGAACATTTGCCCATTTGCCGCGATGTCATTCCAATACTAAAACGATTTTCGTGGAATGCTTCGAGCATTTCGTGCTGGAAAGGATATAACTTGAAAGGCAGGGCACCTTTCGTTGGATGCTGAATTTTCACAAAACGATCAAAAAAGAAAAATGGATCAACCGTGCATTTTGCAAGTTCTTGTGCTTCTTTTTTTGTATATGTCGAAACCGTATTTGGGCGTTTTACTTCATCATCTGGAATCATGTTATTTGACATTATTTTTAAAGGGGTTTCCCCCATCCTTTGTGTAGGTTTACCTTATATTTATGCGTTAAGTGCCAACATAACGTATCATTTGGTTAAATCCTTTTATAAATATCCATAAGAAGTTGTAACCGCACTTAAATTACCCATCTTGTGGCATGATTTCTTAGACCTTTGCTCGGCCCCTCCTAACCGCGTAAAGATATACGAAGAAGGCATAGAACGATCACAGTCCAGGCTGACTGACCTAAGCCGACGTGATCGTTCTTTTTTTGTTGACTATTGTTTTATAAACAGTATCGTGGTAGTGTTTTTAACCAATAGGTATGATGATGTCTTCGACCAAAACGTTATATGTTTGTCGCAAATCTAAAAAGACATATAAATCAAAACATGGTTACCGCAATTTTATTAAAATGCGGGCAATTAACCAATACGATAATCTGGTCAAGTCCTATATTATGGATTATTTCAGTCAAATCACATCATTAGATGAATTATCTATTTTGATTCATGAGTGTTATCCAATGGTGGTTCGAGTATTAAATGGACGTAATTGGATTTTTACCAAAACAAATGTCACTATTCCGGCAAACCATATCCATATACATCATAATAATAAGACATATAATATTTCAAGGGAATGGCTTGACCAGTTACCACGCAACACTACCAAGGATTTGATACCCTGTTGGGGCATCATAATTGAAGTAGGTCAGTCAAATACCAATAGTTATTTTTCGGACGTGATGGATTATATGCCATTTATGGATGTGTCCATGGGTGTTGGTAACACCTATGTCGAATGCTTCATTCGCAAAGAATATAATGTCGCAATTGCGGTTATGGCAAAAATGAAATCATGATTTGGACAAAAAAAGCTGCATGAAATTAATCATGCAGCTTTTTCGGTTACATCAACTTTGATACCATTATCACAGTATCATCATTGAATAACAACTTATCTGGATTATCTGGATCAGCAATCATTATCAACAAACGGTTAAAAATGCTTTTGTTCGCAGAGAAAACGTTGTTGTAGTTTGCCTTCTCCATATAATGCCGTATTTGGCATAACTCAATATGGACGGGTTCCCATTGATCTTCTAGTCCATGACACGAACAATGCGAGCCATTCACCCAGTATAGGTTACCATTTTTTATAAAGACAACATCTGCATCACCCTGATAAAACTCGTATTCGTATGATGCAAATATTACCACACCATCAATACTTGAAATACCAAACTCTTTACAAATGTCGCCATCGTTCGAAAATTCACCGTAATACATAATATCCTCCATAACAAATTACCGGCAAAAGGGCATCTTTGCTATATTGGAATTACATCTTACGCCTTGAAACACATTCTATAATGTAATAACTTCATATGTCAATAATTATTTGCTGAACGGTGTTTACACTCTGTCATTATTTTCTTTTTGTATTCTATATATTCTTTCAAATGATTTGACGAATATGCTTTCATCATTGCCAGGGATGATTGATCTTCAATGATTGCCTCTAATCCCATATGCAATGGTGTCGGCCATTCGCCGTATTCGCACCAGACATATCCCTGATTTTCCCAATTTAGAATTGGGGTAAATTCAGTATCGATTATCCCGAGAAACGTAGTATAACGAAATGTATCTTGTTTAAATACATACAATTGATGTAGATCGAGTTTACCAGAATACTTAGTTTCTTCGTAGGCTTCACGAATGCATGCTTTTTTTAAGTCTTCATTAGGGTCAACGGCCCCACCCCATGATCCCCATGTATTGGCAGCATCAACATGCGCCGAACGATGGGCGATCAAAAACCGCCCGGTATCCTGTGCCATAAATATAAGACCAGCACCTGCGCGGCCCCAGAAACCAGTTTCCTGTTGTGCCTTTGCGTGTTCTTCATCATGATCAACATAATCACTATCATCATCATCATCGGCATTATATTGCAATGTTTGTTCAATTAATTCGATTAAATCTCTCATTATTCTTTCCCTATAAAATCAATAGCAATAGCCTTAATTCGGTCAAGGAAAGCGTTTGACGGGTTTTCCAGTGTGTCACCATCATTATCCCGCACATCAATCACACGGACATTTAACGAGGTTTTTCCACTATATTCTGCGGTTGCTGTTCCATGTTGGTTACCGATTTTCCATGGGAAATTATAAGTCCCAGAAGAATCGGCAATTTCGTCATCGAAATCTTCTGTGATTGTTTCTAATTGTTTACGAGAAATAAACATTTCATCACCATCGGCCACGACGCCACCAAGACGCCGATGTATTGCGGGAACTTGTTTTTTGTTCGCAACATTTGGTAGATACGAATACAACCCGAGATATTCTGGATCAATTGTTTGTAACACCACCCGATACAAGTCCATACCCAATCCTTGATTACGGTATTTCCGGTCAATTTCCACGCTTTCAATATACATCCACTTAGACTTTTTTTTGCGCACGGGCCTTAGTGACATGTGACCAATCTGTTTATTATCATCGGTCCAAACAGTGTAGTAGTTTGGGTGATCAATGGTGTTGACCGCAATTTTAAAATTATCCTTTTCCCATACAATATGTTTTCCTTCCCACATAGAATATGAGTCGTCTGTTTCTTCCATCAACTCTGCGTATCTGGACATGACGAGTTGATCGTTTTCTGTATTATTTTTGATTTTTTTTAGAAATTCAGTGCCTTTAAATCCTGGCAGATAAACTGATTTTCCCGAATACGCATCGCGCACTGTGACATTACCAAGGGAATCATCTTCGTATGCAAAGCGATGTTCATTTTGTTCGACCAACGTTGAAATATCATTTTCATTGTTACGTTTAAGTTTTTCTTGCAATGAATATAATAATGTTTGCACATCTTCTTCTGAAATTCCCATACGACCAGCGATTTTTTGCTTTCCAGACAATGACATTTTAATACCTGAAACGATTTCGTCATCCGCAATACCGGCTCTTGTTAAGATATTATGTAGCTGTTCAATATCACCGCCATCTTCGTTTAATCGGCTTGGGTCATCAAGTGCATTATCGGCATAGTTTCCGGTATAACGCACCTTGTTTGATGATTTTGACGAGAAATCATATGCACTAATTTTCATATCACGCTTTTTACGATCTGGTGATGATTTACGATAATCGAAATCTGCATTTTCGGACATATTACTGTGATATTCGACATACGTTTGCAATTGCCGGGGAGACAAAGAATTTGTTGCTCTAGCCGCATTATTGATTGCAGTATTATGATCAAACCCATCATCAATAAGGTCTTGATAGATGCGGGCACCTGTTATTAGTGCCCGTCTATTAATCATTTGTTTAGCATGGGTTACAAAATCTTCTGATAATGCCATAATCAACTATCCTTACGTAATGTATCGGGTTCGCGTTTCATGACAATTCTGCCACCATCTTTTTTTGTATAGACACGTTTATAGGTAATGCATTCATCGTCCAGGTTACCAATACGACTGGTATTAGTAAGATCGATTTCGTCATTAATCGGCTTACCATTACGACGATCTGATGCTGACCGTGGCGCATCTTTGATTTCGTCATTAAATGTGTCTTCTGGTATCGTATCGTCTTTTGGCATATCAATCCATTTAAACAGTGAATTTGGGGCATCAACTTTTTCGGTTTTGCCTTCCTGTTCAACTTGATACAGATAATCAAGAAACTTGGTTACAAACTTATTTCCGTAATAATCCTCTGAATTTGTGTTTGGTGCTTCTGGATAATCCGGTTGTGTCAACAACGCCGAGCGCATCATTCCGTCATTTTTTGCATCGGCATCCATTTCATTATTAGCAACAATTTGTTGCGACTGGCGCTCGATTGGATCATTTTCTGCCCGAACAACAATAAATTTTTCCGGGATACCAAGAGTATATTTTAATTCCTGTTGCAATACATATGCGCTTGCCGGTAATGTCACGACAATATCAATTGTATAAACTTCTGCATTTTTGACATCCGTAAAATCCAATGGGTTTTCCTGAATGATCGTTTTCCGCACCCGTGACATTTCAACCGGGACATATTTCATGATGCATCGCTCGATTACATCAAGTTGATCTTCTTCTAGTGGAACAACCGTTTTAATACGATAGTTATACCGACGTTCGTTTTCTATTAAATAGTTTTTCAGACTCATGACAACATCCATGTGTTTAGGTGTAACTATTTATGTTTTTATTATTTTGTCGGTATATTTACATCAATCAGTATTTTTATTTTTACTTGCATTCAGTTCATCAATGATGTCGTTTCTATTTGCCACTAGATATGTTTCACCATTTCCGGGATTATCGATAGCATCACCTGCGACTTGTTTTTGAATATCAATTTTTTGCTGTTCGAGCATCAGTCGCATTTGTTTAAGCTGCGCTTCTCTTTTAGAGTTTTTGGCATCAATTGCAATTTTATACATGTTACCAGACACTTCGAACATTCTTGCTGCCTTTGTCCGATCAATATTAAACCCAAACTCCATTACGTCACGCGCATGTTTTAACACTTCGTCATAAATTTCATCCATTGCGGTTCCATGATCGGCCCCATCAATAAGTGATAATTTTTCTTTACTAACGTGTATAAATTTCATTGCATCATCGATGATCTTTTGGTTTTCATCAATTTCATCATCGACATTATTTGTATCATCTGGTAAAAAATCTGGATCAGGTTCATTCAAAACGTCTTCTGAAATATCGTCATCTGTTTCACCATTTAATACATCATTCATACTTGGTAAGTTTAGCATATCTTCAATACCTTTGGTCATTTTTTCCTCTTAAATGCGAACAGTTGCTTTTCAGTTGCCACGCGAAAATACAAGCCTCGTTTTTGGCAATAAATCATTGCCGCTTGCCATTTT